GCCTCTCTTTTATCCCGCAAAAGTTATCGAATATGCCGTCATTTTTCAGTTAACCCTTTTTCTCCTGAGCTGACAGCCAGTTTTATCGTCATGATATTAAAAAAGCAAACTGTGATATTATGATAAAGGCAACTTTTATTGATTGCACTCCACAGGATGTAATCAGGTATATATTAACTCAAGCTGGTATAGATGATTATGTTTTGATAGAAAGTGAATATGGGAAAAAAGATACTTTTATCATTAACAGGCAGAATGGCATTAAAGCTATTATGGAGGTAAACAGTTCATGGGGAATTGAGAACGACTTTTTCTTTCGCAATAAGGTTTTCTATTGGGGCTGTTATCCAGAGCAGGATCTCGTATATGTGCTTACCGAGAGCGAAAATATCCTGTCACTACATAAGTATGGAAGTCTTTGGGAAATAGAAACTCTTGGAGTTCCGTGGATTCATCATAGCCAGATGATAGAGGTTGAACATTCAAAATTCACTGGAACAGTAAAAGTGGAAAAGACGATTGTAAGAAGTGATCCTAGTGGACAGACTAGGATGTATGTTTATTTTAAAGGTGGGTGAAAGATATGTCTGATATGTTAGAAACTTTCGTGCGTAAAGAAATCACAAATGAGATAAAAACAAATTATCCGCATATCCAGTATCCAGCCGGAATGTATGCAAGAATTGTGCAGGCAAAACAGGATGGCGAAAAATATATGTACACTCTCAAGATTCTTGACAAAACACTGAATGTAGATAATGACTTTCCGGAAATACCAAATGTCAGAAGCAGCATACAGGTACAGAAAGATGATATTGTGGTTGTTCTTTTATTATATGGAGGAAGTGATGTGTTCATTCTTGGGAGGTGTGAAAGATGACCATTGTTGGAGAAAATAATACGGATATAATGCTTGATGCAAATGGTCAGCCTGTGGCGGACAGTTCTGGAGATTTTAAAACAGTTACCGGAGATGAATGCTGGGAGCAGGATCTCCGGCTGGAAGCACTTACTGAACCGGGTGAACTGTTTTACGAAGATGAAAATGGAGATGAAGCTTATGGATTTGGGATGTTGGACTTTAGCCATGCTGAAAATGACGAGTTCACGCAAAAAGAAATAGAGCAGAGAGTGAAAAATAAATTGTCAAAGAGAACATATCTCGACCAGAGAAAAACAAGGCAGAAGATAAGCTTTGAGAACGGTGTGTTCCGGGATTATGTGGCTGTTTCAAAACAGGATGCTGTTGATGAGTATAATGTTGAACTCACAACAGAGGAAGTGGAGGTTGTAAGTGAATGATAGACAAAGAAACATTAAATAAAGTTTGTCCAGTTCCGGAAGAATCTGCTGTTATGAATGAAATAAAAACGGAATTGGATGAACAGGGATTCATCATTAACAATTTCAATAAGGGTGGTATTTTCTATATCATTATCAGAATATTTGTCATGATTTATGTTCAGCTGCTCAATCTGGCACAGACGATTATTAATAATGGATATATAAAACATGCAGAGGGGGACTGGCTGGAAATCAAAGCTGCAGATGTTGGTAAGGCGCGGAAAGAAGCTGTAAGGGCAAAGGGATATATAACGATTTATCGTGAAGATTATGTGAATGCACTGCAAAT